ATTAATGTCTACAAAATTACAAGGTGATATTAAGGTTATCAATCAAAGGTTAGATACTATTGAAAATAATCATCTTGCTCATTTACGTGAGGACATTAAATCTTTAAATCAAAAAATATGGGCGATAGTTGTATTAGCTATCGCTCAACTATGTTCATTAGTTTTAATTTTCGTATCGCAAACGATTTGAGGTAAATATGACAACATCAAGCTCTACCGATTTTGAATTAGCAGTTGATGATTATATAGAAGAAGCATATGAAAGATGTGGTTTAGAAATACGAACAGGTTACGATCTTAAAACAGCAAAAAGATCGTTGAATATTATGTTAGCAGAGTGGGCTAATCGTGGACTTAATCAATGGACAATTGAACAAAGAACACAAGCACTTACAGCAGATGATGTTGATTATACTTTAGGCACAGATGTAATTGATGTTTTGTCTGTTGTTGTTAGACGAAGTGGCACAGATTTTAATATGTCACGTATAAGTCGTGATACTTATTTATCTATACCAACAAAAACAACGACAGGTAGACCTACACAGTATTTTCTTGATAGACAAATAACACCTAATTTAAAAATATGGCCAGCACCTGAAAATAGCACAGATGTTATACATTATGATGCTCTCACCAGGATACAAGATGCTGATACTATGCAAAATACTTTAGAAATACCATTTAGATTTTATCCTTGTTTAGCTGCTGGATTAGCTTATTACATAGCTTTAAAACGTGCACCTGATAGAATACAATTATTAAAAACTTCATATGAAGAAGAATTTGATAGAGCAATGGCAGAAGATAGAGACAGATCATCTTTTACTATTACTCCAAGTTTAGATTATTATAAGGTTGGATAATGCCAAAATATGCAAATGGTAGTAATGCTTTTGTAATTTCTGATCGTTCTGGTTTTAGGTATCGTACAAAAGATACTAGAAAAGAATGGAATGGATTGCTTGTTGGCAAAGATGAATATGAAGAAAAACATCCACAACTTGACCCTAGACCTAAAAAACCAGATGCAGAAGCATTAAGAGTTGCAAGACCTGAAAGATCAGAACCAGCTATTGAAGTTTTGTTAGAACTTGATCCTTTTAAAACAGGTAGCTCTGGAAGCAGTACAGTAACTGTAACAGAAAAAAGTCATGGCAGATCAGCATCAGGTACAGTTAGATTTAGAAATGTAGTTACTTTTGATGGTATAACAAAATCAGTAATGGAAAATTCATCTGGCTTTACTATTGCTAGTGTTATTGATACAAATAATTATACAATTACAGTTTCAGATACTGCAACTGTAGGTTCAATAAGGGGTGGTGGCAAAATTGCTTCAGCAGGCCCTGTCACGTTAGAGGCTTAAATGAGTTATACATTAACAACTTTAAAAACATCTATAGAAGATTATACAGAAAATAATGAAACTACCTTTAGAAATAATTTAAGAAACTTTATTCGATCAACGGAAAATCGTCTTTTTAAAATGATTGATTTTGAAGTTTTTCGTAAAAATGTTACTAGTGCTACAAGTTCTTCAGATAAATTTTTATCTGTACCAACTGATTTTTTTTCGCCATTTAGTTTGTCTGTAACAGTTTCTAGTAATACAATTTTTTTGTTAGAAAAAGATGTAAATTTTGTTCAAGAATATCATCCTAATCCTGCAACTACAGGTGTACCTAAATATTATGCAAGATTTGATGTAAATAATTTTATATTAGCTCCAACACCTAATAGTAATTATTCTGTAGAATTACATTATTATTATAGACCAACAAGTTTAGCTGACAGTACAATAGAGTTAACTGTTGGAGTAGCTTCGAGTTTTGGAGTTGGAGAAACAATAACTGGATCATCAAGTGGTGCTACAGCAACTATTGAAAGCAAAAATGATAGCACAAATAAATTAACAATTATCGTACCTACAACAGCTTTTACAAATAATGAAACAATTACAGGTTCTACAACTTCTCATAGCTCTGCTATATCAGCTATATCAAGCGATACTACAACCACTTGGTTAAGTAAAAATGCCATAAACGCAATACTTTACGGATCGCTTGTAGAAGCGTATATATTTATGAAAGGTGAACCAGACGTGATACAACAATATGAAAAAAGGTTTATGGAAGAAGTAAGTCGTTTAAAAGATTTTGGTGAAGCTAGGGAAAATGCTGATGCTTATAGGCAAGGACTACCTCGTCAAAAAAGAACATAGGAGATAAAACATGGCAACCTCAAATGCAGCAACCACTTATTTAGAGCATAGGATACTTAATTTTATATTTAATAATAACGCACAAGTATCCAGTGCCAACTTTGGTAGTGGTAATTCAAACGGATTAGGAAGTAATATATATGTTGGATTGGCTACGGCTGTTTCAAACTTTGATGATAGCACAGGTGAGTCGGCAGATGCAGGTTCTGTATCGGTTACAGAAGCAACATTTGGTGGATACGCAAGAGTACAAACTACTGCTTGGACACTAGTATCGCCTACAGCAAATCAACAAACTGCAAAGAATACAAATGCAATTGATTTTGCAGCTAAGACAGATAGTGGAACGCAAACAATAACTCATGTATTTATTAATGATAGTTCCAGCTCTAGTGGCAATAATAACTTTTTGTTTATTGGAGCGTTAGATGCAAGTAAGACATTAGCAGAAGGTGACATATTTAGAATAAACGCAACAAACTTAAGTATAGAGTTGAAGTAATGGCTTTAGTAATAAAAGATAGAGTAAAAGAAACCACAACTACTACAGGTACTGGAACATTTAACTTAGCTGGTGCAGTAAGTGGTTTTGAAGGTTTTATTCAAGTTGGTGATGGCAACACTGTTTATTATGTTTGCACAGACAATACAAGTTTTGAAATTGGTATAGGAACATTTACTGATGCATCACCAGACACTCTTTCAAGAGATACAATACTACAGGCTAAAGACGTTCCAAATGGCACGACAGATCAAAAAGTAGATTGGGGTTCTGGAACAAGAACAATATTCTGTACTTACCCTGCTGATAAAGCAGTGTTTAAAGATGCAAGTAATAATATAAACGGCACATTTGTAGGTAATATTACAGGAGATGTCACGGGCAACGCTGATACTGCTACTACTTTAGAAACAGCTAGGGAAATTAACGGAACAAGTTTTAATGGAGGTGCAAATATAACTGTAACTGCTGCGGCAGGAACACTAACTGGTAATACACTTAACTCAGGGGTGACAGCATCTAGTTTAACTAGTCTTGGAACATTAGCTAGTAATTTAAACTTAGGTGGTCAAGACATTGTAACTACAACATCTAATCAAGATATTGATCTTCAAACACATGGAACTGGTGTGGTAGTTATAAAAGGAAACAATGATGACAGTGGAAGTAATGTGGGTGCTATAAAATTTAATTGTGAAGTAAACTCACATGGTCAAATATTAAAGGCTGCTCCACATTCAGCTAGTGCTGATAATGTGTTAATATTACCTCAAGGTCAAAATGACAGTTCACCACAAGAATTAGTTGCTGTAGATATAACACAAACTCTTACAAACAAAACATTAACTTCACCAAAAATAAATGAAGACGTTGCTGTAACATCGACAGCAACAGAGTTGAATATACTAGATGGAGTTACTTCAACTACAGCAGAGTTGAATATACTAGATGGCGTAACTGCAACGGCATCAGAGCTTAACATCTTAGACGGAAAAAGTTTTGTAGACGAAGATAACATGGCGAGTGACAGTGCTACAGCGATTGCGTCACAACAGTCAATTAAGGCTTATGTTGATGCTCAAAAAGCTGATATGCAGTTTGTTTTAGAAGATGGTGATGGTACAGAAGTACAGATTACAAAAGACAAAGAAGTTAAATTTGTAGAAGGTGGTGGTTTAGATATAAATTGGACAGACACCTCTACTGGTTCAGATGCCGATCCATATGATTTAACATTTACTGTAAACGCATCACAAACTGGTATTACATCACTTACCAATGCAAGTTTAGTAATAGGTCGTGATGCTGACAATGATATAGACTTTAGCACAGATAATCAAATTACATTTAGGGCAAATGGTGCAGACCAGATAAAACTTACCGATGGTGCTTTAGTTCCTGTTACAAATAATGATGTAGATTTAGGTACTTCTAGTTTAGAATTTAAAGATGCTTTTTTTGACGGAACAGTAACTGCTGATGCTTTTGCTGGGCCTTTGACAGGTAATGCAGATACAGCAACTAAAGTTTATGTTGATGAATCAGAAGATGATAATGCTGCTTACAACATAGCATTTTTAGACACAGTTGAAGGAGGTAATGGTTTTAGAACCATGCAGGTGGACAACACAGGTCTTACTTTTAATCCAGGTACTAATACTTTAGCTGTTACCAATACATCAACAACTCTTGCAACAGCTGCACAACCTAATATTACATCATTAGGAACTCTTACTACACTTACAGTTGATAACGTAATTGTTAATGGCACAACAATAGGACACACAGATGACACTGATCTAATGACAGTTGCAGATGGTGTATTGACAGTTGCTGGTGAAGTATCAATGACCACTTTAGATATAGGTGGAACAAATGTTACAGCTACAGCAACAGAGTTGAACATAATGGATGGTGTTACAGCGACCACATCAGAATTAAATATAATGGATGGTGTAACCTCTACAACATCAGAACTAAATATTCTTGACGGAGTCACAGCTACAGCATCAGAATTAAATATAATGGATGGAGTGACTTCCACAACAGCAGAACTTAACATTCTTGATGGTGTTACAGCAACAGCTTCTGAACTTAATATTATGGATGGCGTTACAGCAACTACGGCAGAATTAAATCATTCTGATGGTGTAACATCTAATATTCAAACACAACTAGATGCCAAAGCAACAAAAGGGTTCGTTACAGCTATGGCTATAGCGTTGTAAATAGGAGAATATAATGGCACAAGATTTTGAACGAAATACTGCAAATAGTGTAGGAACAAGTGCATCAACTTTGAGAACAGCAAATTCTGATGATGCGATTGTAGGAATAACAATTGCTAATATAACATCAAGTCAAATTGCAGTAGAAGTGTATATCAATGACGGATCGAATGATATACACATTGTGAAGGATGCACCTATCCCAGCAGGTTCAAGTTTACAGGTTTTAGATGGTGGAGCTAAAATAGTTATGGTGGATGGTGATGCACTTAAAGTTAAAAGTGATACTGCCAGTTCAGCAGATGTTTGGGTTTCGGTTGTTGATGCAATTAGTACATAGGAAATAATATGCCGTATTTAGGTAACGCTCCCACAGCAAACTTTGCATCTGTAACAAAGGATACATTTAGTGGTGATGCTAGTGAAACTGCTTTTACTTTATCTCAAACAGCAACGACAAATGGTGTAGCCGTTTATGTTGAGAACGTAAGACAGATACCAACAACAGCCTATGCAGTCAGTGGTACTACATTGACGTTTACTGGTGCTCCTCCAAGTGGCACGAATAACATTTATGTAATGCACCACAACACACCAGTAAGCACAGCAACACATCCTGCTGCACAAGACTTGACTGCTACAAATGCTAATTTTACTGGAAATGTAACTGGTGCTGGTATGGATCATCTTTTTTCAGCAACTATAAGCAGTGCTGTTTCTGCTTATGATATAGATTCTACATACATCAATTCAACCCATGATAATTATTTAATACAAGCAGAGTTTCTTCCAGCAACGGATAACGTTTATTTATATCTTCAGGTATTTGTAGGTGGATCAGTACAAACAGGTAGTTCTTATTATGGAAGAACAACAGCTAATTTAGATGCTTCTCTTTATTCAAATGATAACTCTGATACTATACTCACTAGAACTAATTACTACTCAAATGGTAATGCCACAGGTGAAGGGATTACTATTAACGCAAATTTACAAAATGTAAATAACACAGCAAGACCATGTTGTATTAATGGTATTGAAAATAATTTTAGTACAAGTGGTAATCATAGTGCTTCAACTTTTACTGGTAGTATAAATTCAGCTAATGCTTCTGATGTTGTAAATGGTATAAGATTTTATATGAGTAGTGGAGACATTGCATCAGGAACAGTTAAACTTTATGGGCTTAAAGACTAATGAAAAAAATGGTTAATAACATAATAGTAGAAATGACTTCAGAAGAAGTTAAAGCAAGAGAAACCGAAGAGAAGGCTTGGGCTGATGGTGCTACTGAGCGTAAAAAAGATAAGTTAAGAGATACTAGAAAACCATTGTTAGAAGAAGCTGACCATAAAATAAATACACTTACAGATAGTGGTGGTGATGCAACTGCATGGCGAAAATACAGGCAAGATTTAAGAGACATTACTAAAGCATCTGACCTGGATAACGTAACATTTCCAACGAAACCGAGTTAAGGAGTAATAAATGCCCTACATAGGAAGATCAACAGACGGATTTGGAGTAAGGAATAGGTTCTTATTTGTTGCTTCTGCTAATGACACATCTGTATCAGGAGCAGATGCCAATGGAGCTACTCTAACCTTTACAGATGGTGCATATGTTGATGTATATCTTAATGGTGTCTTGCTCAAAGCAGGAACGGATTATAATACAAACACAGCTAATACTATAGCAGGTCTATCAGCGTTATCTGCAAATGATGAAGTGACTGTTATTGTGTTTGATGTATTTACTGTTGCCGACATGGTAAGTGCTACAACTGGTGGTACGTTTAGTGGAGATATAATTTTATCTTCTACAGATGCTGGTGCAAGTTCAGCACCTAATTTAACCTTTAATCGAAATTCATCTAGTCCAGCAACAGATGATGTTATGGGTAAAATAAGTTTTAAAGGTAAAAATGATGCAGATGAAGAAATAGAATATGGCAATATTGAAGCTGTTATAGCCGATGAAACAGATGGAACTGAAGATGGTAAAATTCAAATTGGTATAATGAGAAATGGTACTGTGCAAACTCGTTTTGCTATGGCTGGAAATTCTGATACAAAGTTTTTTAATAGAAATGTACAATTGTCCAGTGTAGATTTTAAAGCTAGAGGAAATGAGATTTTTTTAGATTCTGACGATGATACATCTATAACAGCAGACACTGATGATAGAATAGATTTTAAAACAGGTGGTACTGATAGACTTCAAATACAAAGCACCTCTGGTAATAATGTTGTTATTGCAGATGGTCTAACACTTACTGATGGCAATCTTATTTTAGCAAGTGGTCATGGAATAGATTTTAGTGCTGAAACTAATTCTGCAAGTGGTTCTGCATCTGCATTATTAGACGACTATGAAGAAGGTACGTTTACTGCCGCATTTACTAACTTTTCTGGTAGTGCAACATTTAGTAATGCTGTTTATGTAAAGATTGGACAAATGGTATTTTTTACTCTTCATATAACTGGTAAAAGTAATACAAGTGATGGAGATCAAATGACAGTTAGTGGATTTCCTTTTGCTGTATTAGGGGAACATCCAGCTAGTGTGGGTATGAATGATAATGAATTTGGTCACGCAATGGTAAATACAGCAGAATATTTGTATTTTTATAATTTAACTGGTGGCCCATTTACTTACGATATGTTTCCACACACAAGTGGATATGCACGAATACAAGGTGCTTACAGAATAGCTTAATGGAGAAAATATGGCACAAGGCGATATAACAAAAGAAATAGAATATGATAAAATTGAGGTAGTTAATACATGGGCAATACAAGTTCGTAAAGCTACTAAAATTATGGAAGAACAGGCTGATGGTTCAAAGAAAGAACTAACTCGTTCATTTCATCGTCATGTAGTAAACCCATTTAATTCAGTTGCTAACATAGACAGTGATGGAAAAATTACAGGGTGGACACATACAGCTACAGATATAAGTGGTGAAGACGCTTCAGTACAGGCGATAGCTAATGCAGCTTGGACTGATACAGTTAAAAATAACTATAAAGCATATAGAGAAAGTCAGAGCAGTTAATGAGCAACGCACGAAACCTTGCCAATCTTTCCACCACATTTGGAATGGTTCATCTTAACACAACTACAGTTTCTTCTGCTGTAGCAAATGTAACTTTTAGTTCGTCTTTAATTACTGATACATACATGGACTATAGAGTTGTTTTGAGATTTGTTGCTGGTGCAACAAATGGACAAGCTCTTTTTGTTTTCCCATCAGATGACAATGGTTCAACTTACGATATACTTATTGAACAAGCGATGCAGTATCATGACACTAAAACAAGTGCAGCAGGAATTGCTGGAACAAATGGGAATAGTGATGCTAAAATACAAATAGGTGCTGGTACAGAAAATACTGCAAATAAAGGTTTAAGTGCAGACTTGATGTTTATTGGATTAAGGCAGACTACTGGCTTTAAAGCAATGTATTATAATGCTCATAATGCACACGATAATGATGGTGGTCATAATACTGGTAATGATTACTGGTGGAATGGTGGTTCAAAAATTATAGGCACATCAAATTCAAATAGAGAATCAATAAATCATTTAAAATTTCAATTTGCAAGTGGTAATGTTGCACAAGGAACATTTAGTTTATATGGGATAAAATCAGCATGAAAAAATTAGTTGATGGCGTTGAAATTGAAATGACAGATGCAGAGATTGCATTAAAACAAGCAGAAGATAAAGCAAATCTAGAAGGAACATTAGTACAAAGAATGGCTCTTCTTAGAAACAAAAGAGATATTTTATTAGCCGAAACAGATTGGATGGGTAATTCTGATGTTACCATGAGTAATGATTGGAAAACATATAGACAAGCATTGAGAGATATTACTAAAACAGAACCAGTTGACATGGCTTTAAGCAATATAACATTTCCAACGAAACCGAGTTAATAATAAAGTGAGTAACTTATAATGGCAATAACAAAAATAGGAAGAAATGCTGTAGAGTCTATTAATTCTCCTGCTGTACACGCAATTAGCAGTAGTAATCAAAGTCTCTCTGCTACTACTTTTACAACTGTTACTTTAGCAGATGAAGATTTAGATACAGAAAGTGATTTTTCTAGTAATACTTTTACTCCTCCTGAAGCAGGGACTTATTTAATATTAGGTTCAATAGGACTTGAATGTGATAATGCAGGCGATTTAACGGCAGGTTATATTAGATTAACAAAAACAAGCAGTCACACACCTTTACCTGGATCAACTCATGGAATATCATCTCCTCATACTGACAATGCTACTTTTACAGTTTTAGGTCTGTCAACATCATGGGTAGGAACACTTGCAACAAGTGATATTATTCGTATGCAGGCATACGCAAATTGGGGTGGTGGTAGTACAAATGTTCAAACAACCTATTCTGCCATGTCAGTTATAAAGTTGGCAACATAAATCATGCTAGGCTTTAGTGCTTTATCAGAAAACCCTATTAGTAGTGTTAATAAGGTACTAGAACTTTCTGCATCAATGACGGCTTTAGCCGTATCGTCTTCTGCTGCGGCTGGTACGCTTGTTGGTGCAGCAAGTTTATCATCTTCATCAATACAGACAACAGCTGGAGTTAGGATACTTGTTCATAGTGCAAGTCTTGAATCATCATCCGTAGCATCCTCTGCTGCTGTGTTTATAAAAGGATCAACATTACAAACGAATTTAGTATCGTCCTCTGTGCAAACAACAACTGGTGTTCGTACTTTAGTTGGCACATCAACACAAGATTTAAACTTCACACAAACAACAACGGGTGAATTATTATTTACAGAAATCGTACCAAGTGTTAATGTCACTTATACAGAAATCACACATACTGGTGATAATTGGACAGAAATTACACATACAGGTGACAACTGGACAGATGTAAATACAGGTTAGGAGTTATAAATGGCTAGTTCATACACATCAAATAATCGTATAGAAAAGATTGGTACAGGCGAACAAGCAGGTACTTGGGGATCAACGACCAATACAAATTTTGATATTATTGATAAAGCTATAAATGGAGTTGGTTCAATTACATTGTCTGGAGTAGAAGATGATTTAACAACTTCTGATGGAGATAAAGATTCTAGTGGTCTTTTTAAAGTTTTAAAATTAGGTGGATCACCAAGTGGCAGTCATAAATTAAGGATAAGACCTAATAGTGTACAAAAACTTTATTTTGTTGCAAATTCATCTGGTCAAACTGTTGAAATTGGTCAAATAGACGACAATGCTAACTTTAGCACAAGCACAAATTCTGTGAGCGTTGCAGATGGTAAAACAGCTATAATTTATGCTGATGGAGGGGGTGCTACTGCCGCAAAAGTTAGATCAATAGAAACTGGATCAGATGAATTTACAGAAGATGTAACTATTAAAACAGATGATGGTGCACTGTTAACTTTGCAGACACGTGATACAACTGTTACAGATGGTGATGTTCTTGGAGCTTTACAGTTTCAAGCACCAGATGATACAGATGGTAAAACTGGCGATGCTGATGGATCAAAAGTTACAGCATCTATTGTAGGTGAAGCAGATGCAACTTTTAATGCAGATACTAATTCTACTGACTTAGTATTTAAATTAGCAACAGATGGTGATGCAGCAGAAAAAATGAGACTAACACATGAGGGTGATTTAAATCTTATTACAGATGGTAAATCAATCAACTTTGGTGCTGACAGTGAAATACAGTTAACACATCATGCAGATACAGGTTTAAAAATAAAACATACTGCTACAGCAGATGACAAACCTGTCATTCTTACATTGCAAACAGGTGAACAAGATATTCAAAATGGAGATGTATTAGGAGCAATAGAATTTCAAGCACCAGACGAAGGAACAGGAACAGATGCTCAAGTTTCTGCTGGAAGAATAGAGGTTCAATCAGAAGGTGATTTTTCTGCAACAAACAACGCAGCTATGATTGTATTTAAAACTGGTGAAGATGGTACAAATGCAGGAACACCTTTAGAAAGATTTAGAATTGAATCATCTGGTTCTTGTGGCATTGCCGCGGACGGAAGCACCACCACAAATCATTTAAGAGTTGGTGCAAGTTCAGATTTACTTCTTTTCCACGAAAGCGATATAAATAAAATTGTATCAGGTTCAGGCAACCACCCAATAGCCATACAAAGTAACTCAGGAGAGTACATGGCTAATTTTGGTGTTAATGGTGCAGTTACTTTATATCATGATAATGTTTCTACACTTGAAACTAGCTCAACTGGCATAAGCATAACAGGAAACCTTTCTGTTAGTGGTGCAATTGTTGCTAATGGTGACGTTACAGCTTTTTCAGATGAAAGACTAAAGTCTGACGTTAAAACAATAGATAACGCTTTAGACAAAGTTATGAATATGCGTGGTGTGTCTTATACAAAACAAGCTGAAAAAGGTATCGGTGTTATTGCACAAGAGGTAGAAAAAATTATACCAGAAGTTGTGACAGATGGTGAATATAAATCTGTAGCATATGGAAACATAGTTGGTGTTCTTATTGAAGCAATTAAAGAACAACAAAAACAAATTGATGAATTAAAGAAAGATAAGTAAGCATGGCTTTACCAGCTAGTGGAAATTCAATAAGCATGGATCAGATGCGAACAGAGTTTGGCATATCTGGTTCTATATCAATGAGTCAATTGTATAGAGGTGGTAGTGAAGTTCCTGCAAATGGCACTGTAAGTGGCAGTATTGCTAGTTTAACAGGTAGTCAAAATGGTTATGGTGGAAGCAGTCAACCAATTTTAAATCATTATTATGCTGTTGCATCTAGGTTTACAGGAAATATGACCTGTGGAAATAACGGAGATGTTACAGCAGATGGTGATATTACTTTTACCACAACTGCCGTAGCATCAGGTGATAATGGTGAAAATATGGCATTTATAAACTCAGGACAAGTAAACACTGGTGGAGTTAGAATAGCAACAACAGACGCATCAGCAGATTCAAATAATCTTCAAAATGGAATTTTAAATACTGGAACAAGTCCGATAGTATTTAAGTCTTTTTCTGGATCACAAACTGCTGCCTCTCTTACTGGTGGAACATATGTAACAACTATACCTAATGGCACATCATTTGATATACCTTTAGGAGTAACTTCATTTAAAATGTTTAGTCATGCTTCTGGCAGAAAAAGAATGACAGGTGGTAATGATGGCTCTGTTACCATAACTATAGGAAATGGTTCTGGTAATTATACTTCTACTGGTACTATAAACACTGGTGTTCCTGATGGCAGTTCTGGAAATGAAACAATAAAGTTTTCAGATTTATTTGGAGCTACTGCATAATGCCATTAACCAAGCTACAATTCAAACCAGGAATCAACAGAGAAGTAACTCCCTATAGTAATGAAGGTGGTTGGGTTGACTGTGATAAAATACGTTTTCGTTTCGGTTATGCAGAAAAATTTGGTGGTTGGGAAAAATTAACAACAAGCACTTACGAAGGCACAGCAAGACGTTTACATAATTGGTTGGCACTTGATGGATCAAATTATCTTGGTGTAGGTACACATCTTAAATACTACATTGAAGAGGGTGGTTTATTTAATGATATAACGCCTATTCGTAAATCTACAACAAATTCTACAACATTTGCAGCTACAAACGGCTCTGCAAACATAACTGTTACAGAAAATAATCATGGTGCAGCAGAAAATGATTTTGTTACATTTAGTGGTGCGGCAACTTTAGGTGGTCTTATAACAGCCACAATACTTAACGCTGAACATAAAATAGTAAATATAATAAATGGAAACTCTTATACAATAACAGTTAGTTCTGCTGCTAATGCATCTGATACGGGCGATGGTGGAGGTGGAACTGATGCTGTATATTTAATAAATGCAGGTCTTGACTCACAAGTTGGTGGTACGGGTTGGGGTGCTGGACTGTTTGGTGGTACAACTGCTAATGCTGTTACTACAACTATAGCTGAACCACTAAATGCTGAATTTAGTAATTCAGATACTACTTTAACTGTTGCTAATTCAAATCCTGGTCATCAAATAGCAGCAGATGATTTTATTTTAATTGAAGAAGAAATTTTAAAAGTAACTAATGTTTCTTCAAATGATTTAACAGTTGTAAGAGCACAAAGTGGAACATCAGCTTCTGCTCACGCACATGGAACAAATGTTCGGCTTTCTGTAGGTAATTCTTTATCATCAGATGATTTTACTGGTTGGGGTATAGCAGCAGAAAGTGGAACAACTCGTGAAATACGAACATGGTCACATGATAATTTTGGAGAAGATTTATTTATAAATCCTAGAGATGAAGCTGTGTATCGTTGGGATAAAACAAATGGTTTAACTACGAGAGCAGTAGAAATTAGCACTATCTCTGGTGCAGAAAATGCTCCTACTGTAGCAAAACAAATTATGGTTGATGAAAATCACTTGATAGCTTTTGGTACGAATATTTATGGAACATCAACTCAAGATCCATTGTTGATTAGATTTTCTGATGATGAAAATCAGTTGTTATTTACAGTTCGCTCTGGATCAGCAGCTAATTTTTTAACAATAGGTTCAGGTTCAGAATTTGTTCAAGCAATTAAAACAAAACGTGAAATACTTGTTTGGACTGATATTTCTTTACATAGTTTAAGGTATATTGGTTATCCTCTTTATTATGGCATTGATCAAATAACATCAAGCATAACAATTATGGGTCCTAAAGCTGCTGTTGCAGTAGAAGATGCCGTATTTTGGATGGGTAAAGATAATTTTTATGTGTATGCTGGTGGCACAAAAACTCTGCCTTGCACTGTTAAAGACAAAGTGTTTCTTGATTTTAATAATGAACAAGCAGACAAAGTTGTTGCAGGCGTTAATTCTGAGTACACAGAGGTTATATGGTTTTATCCATCTGAATCAAATTCATTAAGTAATGGTGGTACAGGAGATATAGATAAATATGTTATATATAACTATGGACAAGGAATATGGTATTTTGGAACATTAGCAAGAACAGCATGGATAGACAGAGGTATACGTCAATTTCCTATAGCTGCAGGCTCACCTAATTTATTTAACCATGAAACAGGTTTTGATGATGATGGCTCTGCTATGACATCATTTATTGAGTCTGCACCAATGGACATAGGAGATGGTGATAAATTTACTCTTGTTCAAAAAGTCATACCTGACTTGACTTTTGATGGATCAACATCTCAAAGTGCTCCAGCGGCTAATTTTACTTTAAAAGCTCGTAATGAACCTGGTGAAAATTATAGCAATACATCTGCTGGAACTGCTACAAGAACATCTACATCACCTGTTGAAACTTTTACTAATCAATTAAATTTAAGAGCGAGAGGTCGTTCTTTTGCTTTACGTGTTGACTCTGACGCACTTGGTGTTAAATGGAGATTAGGATCACCAAGAGTTAGTATTAGACCTGATGGGAGAAGATAATGTCTGTTGTCATACCTCCAAGATTGCCAGAGCCACCCGAACAAATAGATAGACAATATATGGAAGATTTAATAAGAGCTTTACAAGTGTTTATATCTCAACAAACAATAAGTAATGTTGAAGATGATGCACAAGCATTTAGTTGGTTTACAGAATAATGCCTAATTTTTATAAAAATGTAAAAGTTGATTTTAGTGATACAGACGAAGAAACTGTATTAACAACACCCGTAGGTGCTACAAACATAATTAAATCTATGCTTGTAACAGAAGATAGTAACAATGCTGATACAATTACTATAACAATAACTGGAACGACAAATGTTGGTGGTACTTCATCATCTTCTACAGTTCCCATATTCAAAGATAAGGCTATATCAGCAAAAGCCACAGTTGAATTGTTAACACAACCATTAGTGTTACAAGACTCTGAAATATTAAAAGCGACAGCAGCTACAGCTAATCGTTTACATTTGGTTGTAAGTTATTTAGAAATAAGTTAGGATAAGAGCATGGGTTTAGGTGACGTATTAAAAAAGGTTGTTTTACCAGTAGCTGCTGGAGCTTTGTTAGGTCCTGCTGCGACAGGTGTTCTTAAAGGAGTAGGTTTAGGTAAACTTGCCGCTAATCCTTTTATTGCTAATGCTTTAGCTAGTGGTTTAGGCAGTGTGGTCGCAGGGGGAGATACTAAAGATGCTTTACGATCTGCACTATTAGGAGGTGTGGGCGGCACTTTTGCACAAAGAAAATTTCCAAGTTTAACAGGTGATACAACCACACAAGATGTTGTTCAAGGTGGTCCAAAAAATTTTACAAGAAAACCAATAGATGCGGCAAAAAAATTTGAACCAGCAACCATGTCAGGACAATTAGCACAACAATTAGGATTTGAAGATAGTTTAATCGGTAATTTGTTAAACACGAAATTAGGTGAGGGTCTTGCTGCAGGATTGTTAACACAGTTGTTTTCTAGTGATGAGGATGAGGATTCACGTACTGCTTTTGAACGTAGACCTTTTGGATTCGGTGGCCCTGGCGGACAAATTGGTGGTATTAAATATATGCAAGAGGGCGGAGATACGAAAGAACAACGTATGCCTAGAGAGCCACGAAGACCTTCTGGTATATTAGAATTTTTAGAATCAGATAAACCAATTTTTTCACCGTTTGGATTTGGTGCTGACTTTGATACAAAACTTGAAATTCTTAAAAAATTAGGATTTATCAAAACTGCACAACAAGGTGGTGAGATGGATTTTCCTAGACGTGATGGCGGTATAGACCCATCAGAGGGATCAGGAACAAAAGATGATGTGCCAGCTATGTTAACTGCTGGTGAATTTGTTTTAACTAAAGATGCTGTTAAAGGTTTAGGTAACGGCAATCAAAGACTTGGCATACAAAGAGCATATGATATGATGGGTCAATTGGAGAGGATGGCATAATGGCAGTTCAAACAGTTGAACAGGTAAAACGCTTACCACCTTATCTTGAAGGTTTACAAAAACGTCTCTTATCCAGTTTATATGGCACGTTTGATGGTGCAACTCAGACACAAAAAGGTTTATTAGATAAAAAACTAGATTTACCTGCTTTTCAAGTAGCTGGATTGGACCCTTTACAGCAAATGGCTTTTGCATATGCTCCACAAATGTTCGGGTCTTTTGCACCATTCATGCAAAGTGGTTTAGGTCAAATTGGTGCTGGTGCTAATACTTTAGGTCAAGGACAAGCGACATTAGGTGCAGCGTTATCACCCATAGGTGCGGCAGGAACTGCCATATCTAGGGGCATAGGACAGTTAGCTGATCCAACAGCAGGTATGCAAAAGTTTTTTGATCCGTTTCAAGAACAGGTTATTCAACAAGCTGAAAAAGATATTGAAAGAGATGCAGACTTACGAAGTCAAAAATTATTAAGTGGTTTACAAGGTCAAGGTCAAGGAATTGGCTCAGGTCAAAGAAGTGGTCGTAGTGCTGTATTAGAAGCAGAACTTGCAAGAAACACAGCAGATCAAAAGGCGAGGACTTTAAGTGGTTTACGATCTGGTGGTTTTCAACAGGCCATGAAAAACTTTCTTGGCTCTACAGAGTTGATGGGTGGTCTTGGTGGTAAATTAGGAGAGGTAGGTAGCCGTTTTGGAGATATTGGTGGAAAATTTGGCGTTTTGGGTGATGTTTATAATCGTTTCGCTGGTACTACTGGAGATTTAGGACGACTAACATCAGAGTTAGGTCGTGCTGATTTAACTAATTTAGTCAATTTAGGTGGAATAGGTAGAGCTTTTCAACAAGAAGGACTTGATGCTCAGAGACAAAATCTTTTACAGGGTGTTATGGAGCCTTACACAAGATTACAATTAGGATCACAATTCTTGTCAGGTATGCCTAGTGCTTCAATACCATCTATATTTAAATCTGTTACAACACCAGAGCCTAACCCATTTATGTCTGGCGTTGGTGCTTACACAGCCCTACAAAATGCAGGAGTAAGTGCATAATGGCTGAAGATAGTTTATTAAAATTTATTTTTCCAAAAGCTGATCCAAAAGGTATTCAACGTGGTTTAAATTTTGTTTTTCCAAAAGCAAATTTTGATTTTGCGGGAGAAGATAATGAAGAAATTATTGATGATAATGAAATTATTAGACCTACGTTATCAAAAAAAACTGGAGGTATAAATTTAGACTTAATACCAGATGATATACAAAAACAATTAAATTTACTGACAAACACACCTATCTTAAAAAAGGAAGATAAAACTGCAGAAAATGTAGTTACTTCAGATAATCTCGTAGATGATAATGTTGTTGTTAATGACGGTGCGGATGATCCCGAACAAAGTTTAACTCCTACAATGGAGGGAGCTGAAGAATTTACAGAACTACAACAAGATAGTTTTAATCCTGATTTAGAGGGTGTTGATAAATATAGAGAAGCTAGTCAAGAATTATTTGATAAATCTTTAAATGATTATGAAAACGTATTTAAAGGATCAATACCAAAAATAGGTGATATAAAAGATTATAAACAAGAATTTTATGAAGCAACTGGTCTTGATCCATCAGGTAAACCAGATTTAAGAACCGCTGCTACTGCTTTTGGATTAGCGTTAATGCAAAACAAAGCAGGTAAAGGTTTTAATATTGGAAGAATAATGGCTGAAATTGGAAAAGCTGGTGAAAAAGCTCTTCCATTAGCTGAAAGAGCAAGACAACAAGCTAAAGCAGAAGAAGTGGCTGCTGGTCGTTTTGCTTTGGGTGAGGTCGCAAAAGATAGAGCTGCAGCACAAGCAGCAATACAAAATAAAATTAAAGCAATTACAGAGCTGAAAAAAGAGTTTAGAGGTTATGAGAACGAAGCACAAAAAACTATCTTAAACGCTTATTATGATCAACAACTTAAAAGATTAGAAAATCAAGGTAAAATTTTAGCAGAAAGAGAAAAAAATTTAGGTAAACCTGGTGCAGAATTTGAATTTTCTGCTGAACAAAAATTACCTTTAATAGCAGGTATGAATGATAAAATTTTACACGTTGCTAATAGAAAAATTGATTCAACAGAAGTTTTTACCAAACCAACCACAGATGTAAACGGATTTGCACAAGGTTATGGAGATACTTTAGAAGCTATTGGTTCTTTAGATTTAATAGAAAAAGAACTAAGAGAAATAGCTCAAGGCAGTTTAACTTTTGCAGTGTTAAAACAAAAAGTTGATAGTTTTTTAACAAGTGCGTTTGGACGTACATATAGCTTGTCATTTGACCCAGACACAGGAAAAAGAGATACTCCAGTGGCAGATATAGATGCCATACAAAAAAGATTGATAGCACAATATAAAAGATTTTTAACTCAAGAGACAGGTAATGGTATTTCTAACGTAGATGTTGAAAGATTAGTTGAAGCTCTTGGAAAAATTAATCTTTTTACTGATCCAGATAAGGCTATAAAACAAATTAGAGAAACTAAAAAAATATTCGAAGCTCGTAAAACTACATTCTTTAATGTTTTAAGAGATTTTCAAGATAGAAGTAAATATTTTACCGATGAAGCGTATTTAGCTACCATATCAAAAATAGATAAATTAATAGCTGATGAAATTGGTACAGATTTTTTAAAACCTATAGGTGTTAGTGATGATGGCATTAAACTTTATACAACATTAGGTTAAAAATTTATGGGTAAAATACGTATACAACTTCCTGACGTAACTTTTGATGTTGAAATTGCTGGTGAAACACCCACTATTGAAGAAAAGTTAAAAATAGTTGATATTGTTCGTGAAATACGTAAACAGAAAGCAGACCGAACAAATATTCAACAAACCGAACAAACTCAAGATATTGATACAAAATCTGGTATTCGTAACGCAAAGTTACGTTTTGATTTAGGTTTTGCCGAAAATAAATTAGGTGAAGAAACAAGACTTAAAGAAAACTATGGTATGACAGAAAATGATTATTTTCGTGATAATAGAGGTCGTTTAGGTCTAAACGTATCTGGTGCAAAAAAGATTGGTGTTAATATAGATAAACCTACATTGATTGATGAGTCGGGTTTTAGTAAGTATGACTTTGCAGATTTAAGTGGCATTACACCAGAGTTAACTGGTGGTATAGCAGGTGCTGTTAAGGGTGCCGCTGTAGGTGCACCTGGTGGACCTCTTGGTATACTGTTTGGTAGTGCCATAGGTGCTGGTCTAGGTGCTGGTGGTGGTAAAGCTGCTGAAGAAGTTGTTGAAACTGCTCGTGGTTTACAAGATCAAACATTTGGTGAGGTAGCTGGTGATGTCGGAAAAGAAGTTGCTACGACTTTTGCTATAGATGCGGTTTTAGGTGCACCCTTTTTAGGTTTGCGTTATGTAAGTAAAATATTTGGTGGCGGTAAAAAACCAACAGAGACTGAGCTTGAAACAATAGGAAGTGGATTAGAAAGAACAGCTAAAATAGACGGTAAAGAGGTTAAAACACCATTATTACCAAATTTACAAACTATTGGAGCACCAGCATTATTAGGACGTACTGCAGGAATATCCGAAAAAATATTCGGAACTTCTAAAAGATTAGAAACAAATGATGAAAGCATAAGAACTACATTAGAAGCATATAAACAAGTGGTTGGTGAAGCTGCAACGTCAGAAGATATTGGTCAAATGATTTTACAAGCATCTGATCAACAGTTTAAAAAGATATTAGGTTCGCAAAAAAAAGCAGCAGATGTAGTTTTAAATCAACTTGATGATTTGTTAAAAAGCATGGGTGCTGCGGCTTCTAAAAATTCAAATTTAGATGCAGACGCTTTAGACTTTTTAGAGAAATCTTGGATACAGGCAACAAAAAATATAGATGATAGCACTGCTGAAATAGCTGCAATAATAAATCAAGCTCCATTTCAAAACAAAGTTATACCTACAAATGATTTAGCAGAAATGGCTTTAGATATAAGAAAAGCTAAACCTAACACTGCAACAAATAAAGATTATAGAGCTATAGCTGATGTGTTAACAAAATATGCACAAAGACGCAGAATGTCTTTTTCAGGTTTGCTTGATTTAAGAAAAGATTTAAATGCTCTTAAAACCATGAATCATAGTGTTAGACAAGAAGGTACAAGTAATACAATTGCTATCACTCAAGGTGCTTACAATCACATAAATGATATAATTAAAAAAATAGATGCAAAATTAACACCTTTTGAAGTTGAAGATTTAATTAGAAATTTTGACGTTACAGAAGGTGGACAAAGGATTGGAACAGGTGTTTTAAAACCAGGCACTGTACAAAGGTTAAATGAAAAACTTCTTGCACATAGAGATTTAGTTCAAAATACAAATAGAATATTCGGTGATATGGAATCAGCGGCAGCACTTAAAGATTTTAGCTCTAAGGGTATTATAGGTGAAGGTGTAAACGCTGACTTTCTTGCAAATAACTTAATTAAAGATGGTAAACCAGAAATACTCAGAAAAGCTATAGATGCAGTGGCAGAGGGAGATATAAGCGGTTTTGGTAATGCCGAACAATTTAGAGAGCTACTGGCTGGTCAATGGCTCCGTAATGCCATGACAGAGACGAACATAGGTTCTGATGCTGCAGGTAAGTTTAATGGATTATTATTTCAAAAGAAAATAGATAGATTAGGTAGAACTGCTGATGTATTGTTTGGTAATAACGCAGCTAAAATAAAAGAGTTAAGTGCTAAAATTGCTAAAACAAACTTTAATGATTTAACATCAGAGAGCATTGAAAATGTTTGGAAACAAGAAAAAGGTATTCTTAGAAGCCTTAATGATGTTTTAACTGCTGCAAATGAAGAAGCAGGGTTAAGATCACTAAATTTATTTCAAAAAATACGAACAAATCAAATAGGTGATTTGCAAGCAGCGTCAAACTTAACGCTTGATACTACAAAAACATCCGAAGTAAGAAGAATATTAAGTAGCGTTGACCCACAAAAAAGAGAAAGTATAAAAGGTTTTTATCTGAAAGAATTAATTGGTGACTTTGGTACAACACAGACAACTAACGCAGATGCTGTTAAAGCATTTTCTAGTAGACTGATAAAACAAGGTGAAGATGGTAAACTAGCTGTAGTTTTTGGTGATGAAATGGGTAAAGATATGTTGGCTTTTGGTAAACAATTAGAGTTGTTGGCAAGAAAAGCTGATGGAGGTGATTTGATAGCTGCTAATATAGCTGCAAGTCCTTTACAGAATATAGGTTCGGTTTTACGTTTTGGTTTTCTTGGAAGAATTTTAGGTATGAGAAACTTTTACAAATCAACATTAGATGATTATGCAAAACTTAAAGCACAAAAAGCTGGTAAAAAAATACCAGATGCAACTTTGTTTGCAAAAGCAATATCTAACACTATATCTGCTTTGTCTGCAACCGCTAGGCAAGCACCTCAACAAGTTATAAGAGACTCAGCAAGAGATGTTCAACAACAAATACAAAGTTATCAAGAAAGTCAAGAACAAGATGCACAACCAGATGATCAAGTATCTCAAATACAACAAAATTTACCAGCTCCGAACATAGATTCGGATATAGCCCAGGTAAATGTGACGCAGCCTAATAATAGAGCTTCAATTATATTAAATCCAAATCCACAAACTAGATTTTTAGCAGAACAAGGATTAGTCTAATGGACTTAGAAAAATTAAAAGAACAACTCATCATTGATGAGGGGGTCAAGTATGAAACATACCTCGATCATCTTTCCCTTAAGACGTGTGGCATAGGTCATTTGTGTCGTGAAGATGACCCAGAATATGATTTACCTTTAGGCACAAAAATATCTGAAGAAAGAGTAACGGAACTTTTCGAACAAGACATACAAAGTGTGATTATGGATTGCAAAAAAGTTTATGATGATTGGGATAAATTGCCAGAGCCCGTAAAACAAATCATAGCGAATATGATGTTTAATCTCGGATTGCCGCGTTACAGCAGATTTCGTAAGCATATACAAGCTGTCATGGACGGCAACTGGCAGGAAAGTGCAAATCAAATGCGTGATTCGAGATGGTATCGTCAGGTAACAAATCGGGCGGAGCGTTTATGTAAGCGTATGGAAGAAGTTAGTCTTTAACTTTACTTTTCAACATTAATAATATTTCAGTAGCTAATTTAAGAGCTTGATGTGTCGTTATCTCATGTTGCTGAAAGTCATGTTTAAATTCTTTGTTACGTTCTAGTATATTAATTTTTATTGGAGTATTTTCTGCTTCTTGTGTCGCATATACATATACTTCTTTTTTCATTGCATTTGCTTCGCAGAACCAATACCCATATCTTTGATCTCACTACCATATCTTGATTCATATTCTTTTTTTACAAGATTTGTAATTTGTTGTCCGACTTTTCTATCTTCGTCTACAGCTATCTTTTTAAGTTGTTTATATGTCTTAATATCAACGCTAACACTTTTCCACTTTTCATTTGAAGCCATATACTTTATCCTTTCTTTATGATTAAAAGTAATATACACTATCCCATACGATATGGGAAGTACAATAAGTATAACGCTAAAAAAACAGAGTTTATGGGATTTAAGTTTGATTCCAAATGGGAAGCAGAGCGTTATGGTCAACTTGTATCTATGCAAATGGCAGGTGTTGTTGAAGATTTAGAACGACAAGTAAAGTTCGATATAATTATAAATGATGTTAAAATTTGTAGATATGTTGCCGACTTTGTTTATACATTAGTTCATGAAGATGGAAAAAAAGAAAAAATTGTTGAGGATGCAAAAGGAGTGCAAACCACTGATTTTAAAATAAAAATGAAGCTAATGAAAGCTGTTAATAATATAGAAATTAAAATTTCTAAAAAAAAGTAGTTGACATTTTTGTGGGAAATTCCCATGTTATAAGTTCCTAACAATTATATGAGGTGTACTATGTCAAAAGTAGAATACATTGAAAAGTTTAATCTTGCTGAAACACAAGCACGATTAAATGAAAATCTTAAAAAGGCTCAGAAAGATTTACAAGACTTTAATAAGTATCTTGAAGAGCGTTATACACAACGGGCACAACAAGTTCTAAATGATAGCGGTAAAGACTTTGGTACTGCTAATCTTTTAGAGGGTAATACGCAGGTCAAAGTAGAGTTGCGTAAAAAGGTAGCTTGGGATCAAGAGGGCTTAATAAAGTATCTTAATACTTTAAAGCCTGAAGATGCAGATCACTTATCTAAGGTATCTGTTACCGTGCCTGAGTCAAAATATTCTAATGCTTTACCTGCTATTCAGCACGAACTTAAAAAGTTCCGTACTGTTTCGTTGCAGGGTGTAAAAGTTACATTCGAGGGAGAAGAATAATGTTAAAAATAATATCAGCCGACGAAAGAATGGCAGAAGAAAGAGGTCATAAAATCGTTATTGGTGGACCAAGTGGTGTCGGTAAGACTAGCTTGGTTCGCACAATGGACTCAGAAAAAACTTTGTTTATGGATTTAGAAGCAGGAGATGCCGCAATACAAGGGTGGCCTATAGATGTTATCCGCCCTAGAACATGGCAAGAATGTCGTGATTTTGCCTGTTATATTGGTGGTAGCAATCCTGCTTTGAATGATGATCAAGTCTATTCTAAAGCACACTATGAGCAACTCTGCAAAGAAAAGGGCAATCCGCAAGAATGGTTGGCAAAATATGACAGTATATTTATTGATAGTATTACTGTAGCAGGTAGGTTGTGTTTTCAATGGTGTCAAAGTCAACCCGATTGCAAAACTTCTAACGGCAGGCTCGATACTCGAGCCGCCTACGGTATGCAGGGTCGTGAAATGATGGCTTGGCTAACGCATTTGCAACATATTAGAGATAAGAATGTTGTATTTGTTGGTATATTAGATAGTCGCACAGACGACTACGGTAGACCAATACATGATTTACAAATAGAAGGCTCTAAGACGGGTCGTGAACTACCAGGGATTGTGGACGAAGTTATTACTATGGCAATAATGCCAGGTGATGAAAACACTCCACCATACCGTGCGTTTGTATGTCATACTCTAAACGAATGGAATTATCCTGCAAAGGATAGATCGGGTTGTTTAGATTTGTTAGAACCACCTCACTTAGGTAATCTGTTAAAAAAGATGTCAGGTAACACTAAGGCAGAGGATCGTTTGTTAACTTTTAGTTTATTAAATAAAAATAATGGAGAGGTAAATGCTTAATTTTAATGACGTAGAACCCGATAAGGGATTAGAACCACTAGAACTTATACCTGCGAATACTGTTGCAAGGGTAACTCTAAAGATTGAAGAGGGTCAAATTGAGATACCCGAGTTTGGTCAAGGTAATTTTTTTCGTGCAAGTGCTACAACAAAAGCAAAATGGTTGCCTATTGAGTTTACTATTACAAGCGGTAAACACAAAGGACGTAAGTTATGGCACAAATTGTTTGTTGATGGCGATAAGATTGCCGAGGGTGGTATGCCACAAGCTAAACAGATTGGTTTGCGTACCATGCGTTCTATTTTAGAAAGTGCCCGTCAAATCCGTACTGATGATATGTCGCCTGAAGCAAATGCTAAGAGACAAATAAATTCTATC